CAATTAGATGAAACTCCTAAACTTGATCAAAAACTTAGAAAAGATGCTAAACCATTAAAGCCAGGTGGACTTTATAAAACTGGTAGAACCAAAGAGCAAATGGGTGATAAAGCAGTCATATCAAGAAGAAACTTGCGTAATGCTATGAGTAGAGGTGGTGTTGGTAGTATGACTCCTGCAAAAGAAACAGCAGAGAGGAGAGAAAAGCATAAAGCATCCAGAGGTGTCAAGACAAAAGGCATGGGTGAAGCATACGTTGTAAATCAGGCAGACAAAACTGGTAACACTCCTGCATATCAAGGTTACAAAGCAGGTAAGAAAAACAAGTTAACTGGTGAACCTCTTTATAAGAAAGGTAACATGAAAGAAAATTTAGTTACTATTTCTAATATCAACGTAAAACCAAGTTTTTATAATGATGAAAAGAATGCTATCAAAGATATTTTAAAAAAAAACTTTAATCTAGGTGAAGAAGGTTATGACATCGCAAGAGATCAAGGAAGGGTAAGACCTTCTAAGGATAAGAAGGATGCGACTACAATGCCACCAAGTGAAGAAATGAAGAAGTTACGCAAGGTAAACAAAGGACCTTCTGCACTTGAACTTGTCAAGAAGAAGTATAAGGGTCAGATTATGGACTTAGGTAAAAAATAATGCCAGCAGTTTCTAAGAAACAGCAAAAGTTTTTTGGGATAGTTCGTGCGATCCAGAAAGGAGAGATGGCACCGACTACTCCTGAGACTGCGAAGGCAGCGGCAGATATGAAGAAGGGTGATGTCAAGAAGTTTGCATCAACCAAACATAAAGGTTTACCTGAGAAAAAGAAAATAGAAGAAGATAGACAGATAAAAAAAATTATTAAACAATTACGTAAGTCTGTCAAAGCACATGATAAACAGGCAGATACTCTTGAAAAGAAAATAGAAGAGGAATCAAATCCTCGCATACCTAGAAAGAAGGGTCAACCTGCTAATTCTAAAAAACATTCTGATTTGTATACAGATGAAAATCCTAAAGGAACTATTCACGGACTCGGTTTTAAGGATGTGGCTACTGCTAAAAAGTCTGTCTCAAAAATTCGTAATTCTTCAAGATCGCATGCTCATAAGATTCAAGCGGCTGTTGCTATGGAACAAAGGGCAAGAGAAATGGGTAAGACCTCTGAGGCAGCGGTCTACCGAAAGTACATCAACTCGATGAAGAAAAAAACAAAGAAGATGAATGAAGAGAAAAGTGGTGATCATGAACCAGAAATGATTCGTAGTCAATTAAAAACTGCTGGTAGAGCATCTAAAAGAATTGAAAAGCATTCACGCAAAAAAGATGATTTTAAAGCATGGGTTCAGTCAAAAATTACCAAAGCATCTGATTATTTGGATACTGCTGCTGATTATCTTGATAGTAAAGATACGAAAAAAGAAGCAGCTAATCCTGCACAACAAGCTGCGATTGCAATTAGCATGAAGAAGAAAGGTATAAAACCAAAGAACCTAAAAGAACAAACCACATTCCCACAAATGCAACAACGTATTCGGGATGCGAAGGAAAGAAGAAGAGAACAACAGAAAAAATCGGAGAAACTCTACATAGACACAAAGAAAAAAGGTGTCAAATTCTACGACAAATCTGGTTCAGGAAGAATCAAAGACGGAAAGAAGATTTACGACTGATATATAGTGTAGTCATACACGAAAAAATGTTATCATTTCTACTACCATTCGCATCAAAAATTGTATCTGATGCTGTGTCAAAGATCCCAGAGGACGCAGAGTTAGGAGAAAAACTCATAGATCTATGTTTAGTAATATTAAAGAAGGCAGTTAAACTTACAAAAACTGACATGGACGATAAACTTCTCGAGCAGGTTGAGAAGGCAATACAGGCTCGTTAATTGCTCTTTGTATAAATATTCCTAGAAACAAAATTCTTTGGAGATAGAACTATGCCTCTTTGGGGTAAAAAGGATACAGTTTATTCAACAGGAAATGTAAACTGTACAACTGCTGGAGTGGTAACGAAGCAGAGTGGAAGTATTGACTTTGTATCTAATGTATCAGTAGGTCAAGTACTAACACTAGCAACTGATGGTGCTGGTCCAGGTCAAGGTATAATTAAAAGTATTGATTCAGCTACTCAACTTACTTTAGATCCAGAAAGACTTGATCTTCCTGGCGCATTCACAAACGTAGGTTACGAAGTTCGTGAAACACCTAAAGCAGAAGTTAGAGGTGGAAGTTTTGGCATTAATGAAATATTTGGTGTAGATGTAGCTGAAGCACAGGCTTCAAGATCTGCTTCTGATCCTGGCATTCGCAAGTACAAACCTGCACACTCTGGATGGGTTGGAATCACAACTTATGTTGATTCAGACGGTAACTTCAGAGTTAAAAGTGAAGTGTTAGTTGCTGGTGGTGGTGATGGATTTATCGAGAACGACTCAACAGACGATACTAAGTTTGCTGATAGTTAATAAACTAAATCTTTGATTTGATATGAGATTTGATGAATTGAATGAAAATAACTACATGCTTTTTGCCATAAAATTTTATGATAATCCTCATGCTCTTACGAAAGAAGAGTTTGAGGATGATCTGAAACGTATTAAGTATGTAAAGAGACTCCTTAAACGGTATAAAAATACTGGGGTTTTAAAAACACACTTGATTCTAAATCATTTGACAGTATTGTTTAATGTATTTGGAGAGGCAGCTGTGCCCTTACTTTTCTATAACTTAGAAGAGGATCTATGGCCAGCAATCAAAAGTTTCTTAATGTTTTTAAGACGTATACCAGAATATCCTAAAAGTCATATTCATGGTATACCAGAGGATCAAACCTGTATAGATGAGTTAAATTCAGTCTAATGGACATAGACAAGATTATCAACATAGTAAGAAATCTTCGTGAGCAAGCAGTCATGACTGCACCCACGAATAGTGTTGGTAGTGGAAAGATAGCAGGTACAAAAGAAGCAGGTGATGATCCACCTGTGAGAAAGAAAAAGAAATATATCTATGGTGGACATGGTTCCCGTAAGATGTGGATGCAGAAAAATGGACGATAATAATAACGTAAATGCAGCAATACTTGAAAGATTAGAAAAGGTAGTACAATCTTTACAGGAGAACTCTGTAAAGATGGGGGAACTTCTAGCAGTCCATAATGAGAAGTTAGATAAGCAAGATCGTATAGATGCAGTTCTGTTTGAAAAGATAGAACAAGTAGATCAGAAATTAGATCGTCATGCAACAGATATTAAGAAAGGTTGTGAGAGGGATATCATGCTTGTAGATAATCGTTTAAGAATGATAGAGAAGAAGATGTGGACAATCGCAGGTGCACTAACTATAATCAGTTTTGTAGTGTCACCTATTGGACAAAGATTTATGAAGTCATTGACAATACCACAGGAAGTAAGTATAATACAAACACGATAGTAATATCCACATGGATATAATTGATTCCAAGTACATAGGCTTGGTGTCTTCACGACTTCAAAAGTTTAAAAAGGTGAAGGCAAATTTATATAATTTTCGTTGCCCTGTTTGTGGTGACTCTCAAAAACACAAGAATAAAGCAAGAGGATACTTGTATCCTGTCAAAGCAGATATGAACTTTAAGTGTCATAACTGTGGTGCTTCATCAACGTTCAGTAACTTTGTAAAGACACTTGATCCTGTTCTTTACAAGCAGTATATATTTGAGAAGTTTAAGACAAGAAATACTGGCAAAGGATCAATCTTTGAAGAACCAAAGTTTGATTTTAAGAAACCTGTGTTCAAGAAGAGTTTAGATCTTCCACGAGCATCAGAGAATCCCATCGCCACAAAATATCTTGAAAAGAGAAAAATAGATCCTCGTAATTTTTACTTCACAAAGGAGTTTCAAAAGTGGACAAATACACACAAACAAACCTTTGACACTATCCATAGGGATGAAAGTCGTGTTATAATACCACTGCATGATACAGAAAAAAACCTGATTGGATTTCAAGGAAGAAGTCTAGGTCCTAATTCTGTTAAATATATTACTGTCATGCTTAATGAAGATGCTCCTAAAATATACGGATTAGATAAAATAGATGAAACAAAACCAATCTACATTACCGAAGGACCGTTTGATTCCACCTTCGTGGAAAACTCGGTTGCTATGTGCGGCTCCGATCTTGATATTGGGTCGTTTGGTTGGAGCAGTCATATTTGGGTTTTTGATAACGAACCTCGCAACAGAGAAATCGTCAAAAGAATATCAAACACCATTGATAGAGGAGAGCAAGTCATTATCTGGCCAACTCAAATAGTTGAAAAGGATATCAATGATATGGCACTTGCAGGACATGATATTATGTCTATACTAGAATCGAATACATATTCGGGATTAAAAGCAAAAGTAAAATTTAACACTTGGAAGAAGGTATGAGCAACGGAACAAAAGTTGTAAAAAGAAACGGTTCGATTGAACCACTCAATCTGGAAAAGATGCATGTAATGGTAGAAGAAGCATGCAATGGTCTTGCAGGAGTATCTGCAAGTCAGGTTGAGATACAATCAGGTATACAATTCTATGATGGTATATCCACTGGTGAGATACAGGAAATATTAATTCGTTCTGCGAGTGACTTAATTGATTTGGATCATCCTAACTATCAGTTTGTTGCTGCAAGATTATTATTATTTTCAGTTCGTAAACAAATCTTTGGACGTATCTATGAGATGCCAAAGGTTCGTGAGCATGTTATAGAATCCATTGAGAGAGGTGTATATGACCCTGAGTTGATTGATTTATATGATGAAGAAGAATATGCCAAGTTAGAATCATTTATCGACCATGACAGGGATTATCTGTTTACATATGCAGGTCTTCGTCAGGTAGTTGATAAATATCTTGTACAAGATAGAAGCACAGGTGCAGTACACGAAACACCACAGTTTATGTACTTGCTGATTGCAGCATCTATTTTCTCCAAGTATCCAAAAGATATAAGATTAGATTACGTTAAAAAGTATTACGATGCCATTTCCAGACATAAGATCAACATCCCAACCCCAATCATGGGAGGTGTTAGAACACCTATTCGGCAGTTTGCGAGTTGCGTTCTGGTTGATATTGACGACACCTTGGATAGTATTTTTAGTAGTGATATGGCCATTGGTCGTTATGTCGCACAAAGGGCTGGCATCGGTATCAACGCAGGTCGAATCCGTGGGATCAACGCTAAAATCAGGGGTGGTGAAGTTCAACACACAGGCGTTGTCCCGTTCCTCAAAAAGTTTGAAAGCACTGTCAGATGTTGCACTCAAAATGGCATCCGTGGTGGATCAGCAACTGTCCACTTCCCAATCTGGCACCAAGAGATAAGAGATATAATTGTTTTAAAGAACAATAAAGGAACAGAAGATAATCGAGTTCGCAAACTTGATTATTCAATTCAGTTGAGTGCATTATTTTATCAGAGATTTATTGACAATGGCAAGATCACACTTTTTTCTCCTCATGATGTGCCAGGGCTTTATGATAGTTTTGGTACAGAAACTTTTGATGAGTTATACTTAAAGTATGAGAATGATGATTCTATCCCTAAGACAGAGGTAGATGCACAGGAACTTATACTTGATCTCTTGAAAGAAAGAGCAGAAACTGGTAGAATTTACATAATGAATATTGATCATTGTAATTCTCACTCATCATTTACTGACAAAGTTGAGATGAGTAACTTGTGTCAAGAGATTACACTACCAACTAAACCCGTACAACATATTGATGACGAACATGGTGAAATTGCTCTCTGTATTCTTAGTGCTATTAACATTGGCAAAATTAGGGATGTTCAAGATCTTGAAACTCTTTGCGATCTTAGTGTTAGGAGTCTTGATGAACTCATTGATTTTCAAGGATACCCCGTCAAGGCAGCAGAGATCGCTACACGAGCAAGACGTTCACTTGGTGTCGGATACATTGGACTTGCACACTATCTTGCCAAACAAGGTGTAAAATATGATGATCCTGCTGCATGGCAAATAGTACATGACTTAACAGAATCATTTCAATATTATCTAATTAAATCCACAGTAAATCTTGCAAAAGAGAAGGGTGCATGTGAATATTCTAAAAATACTAAATATTCTCACGGTATATTGCCAATTGATACTTATAAAAAAGATATTGATGAGATCGTTCCTAACAAATTAAAACATGATTGGGAATCTCTTAGAGCACTTGTCTTGGAACACGGAGTCAGGAACTCAACATTGTCCGCACAGATGCCATCGGAGAGCAGTTCCGTTGTGTCAAATGCCACAAACGGAATCGAACCTCCTAGAGGATACTTGTCCATTAAAAAATCAAAGAAAGGACCTCTTAAACAGATTGTTCCGCAGTATGGGTCTTTAAAAAATGCTTATACTCTTCTTTGGGATATGAAGGACAATCGTGGATACATAAACATCGTTGCAGTTATGCAAAAGTTCTTTGACCAAGCAATCTCTGGTAACTGGTCTTATAACCCACAACACTTTGAAGGTTCGGAAGTTCCAACAAGTGTGATGGCACAAGATCTTTTAACTACATATAAGTACGGTTGGAAAACATCTTACTATCAGAACACCTACGATGTTAAGACAGATGAGGTTGAGAGTGATAATGAAACACCAAATACCCAATTAGACACGTTAATAGAGGATATAATATCCTCAGATCAGGAGGAGGCTTGTGAAAGCTGTGCAATTTAGAAAAGATTCTACGGAGAAAAAAGTGGTTGATTCCATGACTGTGTTCAACACACAAAAAGTTGACACTAAAAAACAACCAATGTTTTTTGGTGCACCTTTAGGTGTTCAGAGATACGACTCTTATAAGTATCCTGCATTTGAGAACTTAACTAAGTCTCAGTTAGGATATTTTTGGAGACCAGAGGAAGTATCTTTACAGAAAGATCGTGGTGATTATCAATCACTAAGACCAGAGCAGAAGCACATCTTTACATCAAACTTGAAGTATCAAGTGATGCTCGACTCTGTGCAGGGTCGTGCACCTGGCATGGCATTTGCACCATATTGTTCTCTACCTGAGTTAGAAGCATGTATGAATGTATGGCAGTTAATGGAGATGATTCATTCTCGTTCATACACATATATCATGAAGAATGTGTATCCAGATCCAAGTGAGGTATTTGATACTATACTTGAAGACGAAAGAATTCTAGAACGTGCTGCAAATGTAACTGGTTCATATGATGCTTTTGTAAATCAAGCACACCAATACGATCAAAGTAACTGGTGGAAACCA